TGCTGACGGCAAGAAAAGCTTGTTCATCGAAGGTATCTTTCTGCAAGGCAATATTCCAAATCGTAACGGCCGTCGATACAACGCTGACATCCTCGAGAAGGAAGTTGGTCGTTATGTAAATGAAAACGTATCTAAGGGTCGAGCATACGGTGAGCTTGGTCATCCTGACGGTCCTTCTATTAATCTTGACCGCGTATCTCATATTATTACCAGTCTAGTTCGCGAAGGCGATAACTTTATTGGTAAAGCCAAAATTTCTTCTACACCGATGGGTAAAATCGTCGAAGGTCTTCTTTCTGACGGTGCACAACTTGGTGTATCATCGAGGGGAATGGGTTCCCTGAAAGAAGGAAAAGACGGTGTGATGGAAGTACAAGAGGACTTCTACTTGGCAACTGCCGCTGACATCGTCGCTGATCCATCCGCTCCTGATGCTTTCGTAAATGGAATTATGGAAGGTGTCGAATGGGTGTGGGATCAGGGTAAAGCTGTAGCAATGCGAGTAGAAGAGATCGAGCGTGAAGCTCAAAAAGCGGTTCGCAAAAAGCAATTGAGCGAGCAAGCAAAGCTGCACATGTTTGAAAAATTTCTCAACGAGATTTCAAAAGTTTAATTTATATAAATACTAAAACTAGTAAAATAATCTAGGAGATATATCTAATGTCTGAAGAAAATCAAATCGAAGTTGAAGAGGCAGTAGATGTAGTTGAGCAAGAGGAATCTCTTGAAGAAGCTTCATCTGGTGCGGCTGAAACTTTAAAGCCTTCAGCGACCAAAACTCAGATGCTTGGTGATCTGATGTCTAAAGTTGCTGGCATGACCAAGCAGGATCTTTCTGCTTTCCTCGATAAGACTCTTGCCCAAGTTGGTAAAGAGGCTGATTCGGTTCCCGATACTTCTGGCAAGAACGCAGCGTCAGTAAATCATAGCGGAGCAGGTGTACCTTCTCCTCGTGTTGCTGTTCCTGCAAAAGCCATGAAGGAAGATATGGACGAACTTCTTGCTGATCAAGAAGATTTGTCAGAAGATTTCAAAGCAAAAGCTTCTACTCTGTTTGAAGCAGCAGTTCAGAACCGTGTTGTTCTCGAAGTTGCTCGCCTCGAAGAAGAGTTTGAAACTCAGCTTGAAGAAAAAATCACAGAGTCTGTTGATGAGTTGCATCAGCAAGTAGAACAGTATATGGACTACGTTGTTGAGCAGTGGATGCAAGAAAACGAAGTGGCCATCGAGTCTAACTTCCGTGTTCAAGCAACCGAATCATTCATTGACGGCTTGAAGAATCTTTTCGCCGAGAGCTACGTTGAAGTTCCCGAAGAAAAGGTCGACCTCATCGCTGACCTTCAACAGTCAGTTGCTGAGCTCGAAGAGTCATTGGAATCAGTACAGGCCGAAAACCTGAAGCTGAATGCTATGATTAGTGAAGCAAGCGTTGAAGCTGCCTTCGAAGAGGTATCTGAAGATCTAGTAGAAACGCAAGTTGAAAAGCTTCGCTCATTGGCTGAAGGCATCGAGTATGCTGACGCTGAAGAGTATGCAGAAAAACTGAAGATCATTAAGGAACAGTATTTCACTGAGTCTAAGCAAGAAAACGAAGGACATACTGGTCTAATTGATGAAGAAGTTTCTGTTGGTTCTAATGATGAGTCTGAAGAGGGACAAGCACAAGTTATTCCCGAAGAGATGAAGCATTACTTCCAAGCAATTTCTAGAACGCATAGAAGTTAACTTTTTTATAAATAGATAAGTATATCCAAAATAATAAACAGGAGTAACACTAACATGAATTTAAATGAACAAATTCGAAACAAGTGGGCACCAGTGATCTCTCACCCTGATCTTCCTGAAATCGCTGATTCCCACAAGAAAATGGTTACCGCTATGGTCCTCGAGAACACCGAGCGTGCTCTTCGTGAGGCTGCTGCACAAGGCGCTGACCAACACCTGCTTTCAGAAGCACCTTCTAACGCTGTAGGCGCTGGTATGGGTTCTTCACCTAATGGTGAGTTCGCTGGTTTTGATCCGATCCTCATCAGCCTTGTTCGTCGTACTCTGCCGAACCTGATGGCTTATGACGTATGTGGTGTTCAGCCTATGACTGGACCGACTGGTTTGATCTTCGCTCTTAGCGCTCAGTACGCTCCGGATGGTGCTAACACCACTCCTCGTACCGAAGCTATGTACGACGAAGCCGACACCGACTTCTCTGGTACCGGTGGCCCTCACTCAGGCAACTCTCAGACAGGTGCTAAGGGTACTGGTATGTCTACCGCTGCTGCTGAATCACTTGGCGAAGCCGGTGGTACTGCATTCGGTGAGATGGCGATGAAGATCGACAAAGTCACTGTAACTGCTAAGTCACGTGCGTTGAAGGCGGATTACTCGCTTGAACTCGCTCAAGACCTGAAAGCAGTACACGGTCTTGACGCTGAAGCTGAACTCAGCAACATCCTTGCTGCTGAGATCTTGGCTGAAATCAACCGCGAAGTAATTCGTACGATCAACACTGCTGCAGTACAGGGTTCAGTTGGTACCACTACTACTAACGGTACTTTCGACCTTGACACTGACGCTTCAGGTCGTTGGTCAGTTGAGAAGTTCAAGGGCCTCATGTTCCACATCGAGCGCGAAGCTAACAAAGTAGCTAAGGATACTCGACGTGGTAAGGCTAACCTGATCATCTGTTCTTCTGATGTCGCTTCTGCACTTCAGATGGCTGGTGTTCTGGATTACACGCCTGCTCTGAACAGCAACTCTTTGGCAATTGACGACACTGGTAACACCTTCGCTGGTGTACTGAACGGTCGGTATCGCGTATACATCGATCCTTACGCAACCACTAACTACATGAACATCGGCTACAAGGGTGCAGGCGCATTTGACGCTGGCATCTTCTACTGCCCCTATGTTCCTCTGCAGATGGTACGTGCGGTCGATCAGGATACCTTCCAGCCGAAGATTGGTTTCAAGACTCGTTACGGTCTGGTCGAGAACCCCTTCGCTCACTCAGTACAAGGTACTCCTGCTGTATCCGACGGTGTTATCACTTCTGGCACCAACGCATACTATCGTATGTCTACGGTCAGCAACCTGTTGTAATAAAAAGAATCCCGATAGGGACATTTTTGAGGGAGGCTTCGGCCTCCCTTTTTTTGTATATAAATAATAGAAAACATGGTATAATCCTATTATGGCAATGAATAAGAATATGCTATCGCCAGTTGGCTTTAGTTTTCACATCAAGAAACTACCCGAATTTAACTTCTTTGTACAGAACGTTACCCTTCCTGGTGTCAGTTTTCCTGTGATTGAGCAACCTACACCATTCAAGGCTGTTCCTCGTTATGGTGATCATCTAGTATATGGTGAGTTGTTAGTCACATTCAAAGTCAATGAAGATTTGGGTAATTACATCGAATTATATAATTGGCTAGTTGGATTATCATTTCCCGATAACTTCGATCAATATAAAGAACTCGCTGATGAAGGAAAGCAATTGACCGGTGATGGTCTTGAATCAGATAGCTATTTGATGGTAATGTCAAGTAATATGCAGCCGGTTATGCGTATTGACTTTGAAGATATTTTTCCAGTATCATTGTCTGATTTGACTATGGATTCACGTGATGCCAGTATTGATTACATCGAAGCTACTGCTAACTTTAGATTCCTCAGATATACATTTACACCGCTCTAATTTTTTGGTATAATAGTTCTTTTGCTGGTGTAATATATGACTCTTGATGAAATCTTTGACCTGTGGTCCGATGATACACAGATCGATCGTACTGAACTTGGTAATGCAGCTCTTGAATTGGCAAAGCTTCATCACAAGTACTATCGTATATTCTCTCAAGAAAGACTCACACACAAAAAACTCGAAGCTGATATGAAACAATTGAAGCTCGATAAGTATGAGTTCTATGTGGATGGTCCAACAGAAGAACATATCTCTAAAGGCTGGAAGCTACCACCAAAAGGTCGTATTCTTAAGTCAGATGCTGGCCAATATGTCGACGCAGACTCTGACATCATCGCACTTAATCTCAAGCTTGCATATCAGCAAGAAAAACTAGAACTTCTTGCAGACATCATTAAAACAATTTCTAATCGTGGATTCCACATCAAGTCAGCAATTGAATGGGAGAGGTTCAAGGTTGGCGGATAAGTTATACATCGAAAAAATCAATGAAGTCTATAACAAAGTAAAGACTGACGACCGAGGCATCGCAGAGGAGCTCTCAGCGTACTTTACGTTTAAGGTTCCGGGTTATCAATTTATGCCGGCATATCGGAATAAATTTTGGGATGGTCAAATCCGTCTGTACAATACATCTACACAGATGTTATACTCTGGCCTCAATAACTATGTGCAGATATTTGCCAAAGAGCGCGGCTATGAGGTAGAGTACGAGTATGATAATAGTGCAGAGAATTGGTCTGTAGCTGAAGCGAAAAAGTTTATCGAAGAAGAAAAGTTTACGATGACTCCTCGTGATTATCAGATCGAAGCATTTGTTGATGCTATACGATATAAGCGTGGTCTCTTTATCTCACCTACAGCGTCTGGTAAGTCCTTCATCATCTATATGATCATGCGTAAGTTACTACGACAGACGCTGATTATTGTACCTACGACTACGCTGGTACATCAAATGTATTCAGATTTTCAAGAGTACGGATTCAACAGTGAGAAATATTGCCATAAGATATTCAGCGGTAAAGATAAGAACACAGACAAGCCAGTCGTCATCACAACATGGCAGTCCATCTATAAATTGCGCAAAGACTGGTTTAAAAAGTTTGACGTAGTGATTGGTGATGAAGCACACTTGTTCAAAGCTAAGTCGCTGACATCTATCTTAGAAAAGATGGAAGATACAGAGTATCGCTTTGGTTTTACTGGTACATTAGATGGTACACAGAC